CCTACCAGCCATCCAATGAAGGCCGCGATAGCACCCGTCACAGATTGCCCAAGAATGTCATTAATATCCATTAATTAGTCTTTTTTCAAAACTTGTAATAATTGCGCTTTTGCTAGGATAGTGAAACCTTCAGAATCCTTAATAAAATTTTTGATTGTTTCCTGGTCAGACGAGTCTAAGTCAAGAACTTCTCCCTTGTTTAAGCTTACCGCCCAATCCCAGAACTTCAAGGCATCGCCTTTTGATCCCTGAGCTAAAGCATTAGCTAATAATTTACCTGCATTTGCACCCTCGATAGGTTGCTCGTCTAACCCTAATAGGTCAAAATTGAAATTTAATTTCATCGTTTGGTTTGTTTAATTTATTAATCTATAAATAGATAGCAAAAGTCCTAGATTTTTGCAGGATCAGACCATGGAAGTCCGTAGTTCACAATAGGAGGATTTAAAAAGTTCTCTATTTGTGCATCTAAATTCGCCTCGATTGCCTCGCAGTCTAGTCCAGCTTCTAGCCATCCTTCTACCATTTCCTTTGTGACTTCATCGTAAGGAGTGAAACTCGCTTCGTGTGGTGCATCTACGGATAAAGCTCCGTAAGTGTCAGCCGTAAAGCTTTCGTCTTGTTTTTGCGCTCTGTAATGAATTGTGCTAATTACTTTGTCCATTCCGTCAAGGGAAGGGATAGAGTCTAGTTGAGATATTACCCAGTTGAATGCCATATTATTTATTTTTTAATGTATCTAATTCTGCTTTTAAATCTTTGATTGCTTGTACCATTACTGGAACGATTTTAGAATAATCTACTCCTTGCATTTGTTCGCCATCTTTTACTCCACTAACTGCATAAGGTAAAACTTCCGCTAATTCGTGAGCTAAAACTCCGTCCATTCTCGAGCCGTTTGATTTCCATTCGTAGTCGTAAACTTTAATTTTATTTACAATTTCTAAACCTTTAATAGGTTTTAAATCCTGCTTTAAGCGATAATCCGAAGTTGTATTATATGAAGTTGTTGAGCCATTTGCCGTTATATTTCCAACACCTATCCCGTTTCCATTTATAAATACAATATGCTCTCTACTATTTGTGCTTAATGAACCATCGTGTCGTGAAATTATGTTTGCTCTGTCATTAGTATTATTAAAATAAAATAATGCAGTGTTTGCAGATGCTCCGCTATTTGCTACTTTAAAAATTTCTCCATAGGTTTGAGAAGTTGTATTAATCCCTACCATTCCCGTGCTACTAATCCGCATACGTTCGGCGTAAGTAGCACTAGCATATGACCTAAAAATATGAGTATCAGCATCATAATAATTTGTATTTGTTGCTTGATAATCAATCATTAATTGTGCACCACTTGAACCTTTAACATAAAGTTTTGCATCCGGATTTGTTAAACCGATGCCGACGTTGCCATCGCTAGTAATCCGCATACGTTCGGTAGCGTTAGTAGAAAATCTTAAAGAAGCATTTTCTCTATTTTCAATAACCGCCTCTAAAGCTGTTGTTAAAACTAATTGGAATCCATCAGTTGATGTATCTCCAGAAGCCGTATTCTTTAAAGTTATTCTTGTGTCGGTAGCTCCAGCCGTAACCGATAATCCATTTCCAGTAGCAAAGGAAGGCGCCGTCGTTCCGATGCCTACGTTGCCAGCGGAAGTGATAGTCATTTTTTGAGTAGCAGAGCCACCTGTAGTAAAGTATAAACCAGTTTCACTATTTAAAGTAACTGAATAATCAGTACCGCTACCACTTGCAGAAGCATAATTATACAATCCTCCTCTAAAAGTTCCGGCTGCAAATACTTGAAAAATACCTTGATTTGATTTGAATAATCCGTCACTTGTAACACTACTCGAAAACGTGGCGGCGCCTGTGGAATCTAATGTTGATTTTATTCCCCAAACAGACCCGTTCCAAAATGCATAATTTAATGTAGCTGAACCACTTGCTCCTGTTGTATATGACCTTGCTCTAGTAGTTCCACCCCAATATAACTCACCCGATAAGATAACACTATCTCCTGAAGTAATGCTTAATCCTGTTGTTAAACTATTCGAAAACGTGGCGGCGCCAGTGTTTGCAATAGTAAGAGCTTTATTAAAGCTTGTATTTTTTACATATAACTCAAATCCACCACTTGTATTTAGATTAAATCCGAATGCTTTGTCTCCAGCAAAGTTTGCAAATTGAGCAGTTAATCCGCTTGCATAAGTATCGCTTAATACATTTGAAACTAAATACATTACCGCCTTTTGGCTAGTACCGGTTCCATCAATTTTAAATGATTGACCAGCTATTAAGCCCTCGCCAGTTGCTCCTTCGGCTGGATTGTTTGCTCTTACTGTGCTAGTAAATACTGCACTTGTACCATTTAAAGCTCCAGTTAAAGTGCCTCCAGCTAAAGCTAAATAAGTAGAAGAAGCCGAGCTTGTAGTTAAATAAGTAGAATTATCGTAGCTTATAGTGCTACCGCTAATCTTTACAAAGCCAGTTCCTGACAAAGGAGCTTGGTAATCAGTTCCAGCGATTGCTATACCTAAAGCACCGAAAGCATTTGCTTTTAATACGCCATTTGACAAAGAGCCGAAGCTAATATCTGCACTAAAATAAGACGTGCCTAAAACGCTAAAAGCTCTACCAGTTCCAGCATTAACTATGCTTAATGTAATGTCTGCACTATTTTGCGCTAAAACTAATCTAGTTCCAGTTACTGCTCCCGTCAAAGTGCCACCAGCTAAAGCTAAGTAAGTGCTTGAAGCCGTTCCAGTCGTTAAGTAAGTGCTAGAATCTATCGAGCCATCTGCTTTTAAGAACTGCGCTGAAGTACCGCCTGAGCGAATGATTTGCCCTACCGTTAGATTACCTCCGAAAGTTCCGTTTCCAGTTGTACCGATTGTAAATCTAGAAGTGCTATTTGTAACATCGTAAATGGTAAACGTTCCGTCTGTATTCGAAATAAAATAATCCGGGTTATTATCTGAATCCGTAAGGTAAAAACGTGGATTAGTTCCGGTAAGTGTTAAGTCTCCGCTAAAGTTTGCACTGGTTCCGTTTAGCGCACCGGTTAAAGTTCCCCCAGCTAAGGCTAGGTAAGTAGAAGCCGCGGCGCTGGTAGTTAAATAAGTGCTATTATCATAGCTAATCGTAGTTCCTGAAATTTTAACGAATCCAGTTCCAGAAAGCGCCGTTTGTTTAGCATTAAATGTAGTCCAGTCTGTGCTAGTTAAATAGCCATTCTGTGAGCTTGTAGCCGCCGGAATACTAAATACCCCAGTGCCACTGTTATAAGCCAAAGGAGACGAAGCAGAAACCGCCGCTCTCGCTCTAGTATCTGTAAACCATCTATTTGTCGGACTAGCTAGCTCCTGGATGTCATCCGTATCTAGAACCACAGCACCCACTAAGGTATTAACAGAGCTAACCCCCGAACCGATAGCCGTTCCAAGATCCGAAATTGTAGTCTTATAAAGCTGTCCAGTTGTCGGATCCGCAATAGGGAATAAATCAGTGACTAAGACTGAAGGCTTTGCTACTAATTGAGAGACTTTTTTATTTGCCATTAGGAAGGATAATTAAAATTTGTGGGAACTTGACAGCGATCCGATAACATCGGGAAGGAGACAGTCACGTCTGCCTTTACACCAGCCAAGTAGTCCTCTTCTTTCTCTGTGAAAAATTCTAGGGTTACATTATCAGCTATATCCCAGTCAAATTTAGGGTATCGCATCATCGAGACAATATCCTGCGCGATCAATAGCTGATCTGATAGGACATCATTCTCATTGGATTCGTCCTGAAGCTGGCGATCTAAGAAGTAAAGTGAAAAATTTAGGCTCAATTCCTTACCTGCAATCGAAGATCCGGTCAAAGAATAGAACATTGCCGGATAAGTGTTATCCGTTTGACTTAGAAACTCCCATACATCACCGAAATAAACAGTGTTTATTTGGTCATGAGCGGAGGCTAAATCACTTATTAGCTTGATCGTTTGATTTAATGTCAGCTGTCTTGGTGCCATTCGTTTGGGTAGCCAGGTAAACCTGGAGTTTTTTGATATTCTTTGTACTATATGCTTTAGGCATCTTGTTTATATTTAGCAAATTCCATTCTCACCCTGGTATCTTTCCTCAAAACTCATAGGCTTGCAGTCATAGTCATCACCTAACCAGATCGAAGCCTGATAAGCGTCACGCTCTGGCTTGATTATATCTACACCGGTCCCGTAATTAACGTATTCCTGGAACTTGTCGCTAGTTGATGACACCTGCTTAAGGTGCTTGATTAATCGCTGAGTGTAAAACTCTGCACGCGTTCTATATCTTGAGGCCACATCAATCAAATCCTGCATCTGAGGCGTCTCTGTGTTCTCGCTATTCTTGCGCACTAAGCCCTTATTATAGAACTGATAAGACAATCCCACAGGAAGCTCTGAAAGCGTGTAATAAACCAAAGGATTCGTGATGAAATTATCTAATAAGTCCACCTCATCCGCGTTTAGATTATTGTTCTCAATGCCGTCCTGCAATCGATTGTATAAAGCAGTTCCCAAAGCAGGAAGTAAATACATATCCTGAGCAGTCAATATCTCCGGAAGGATTAATTTGTCATCCACATTAGTATGCAGAGCGCTTCTTTCCTTAATCGTGTTTACGTTTATAAAGCAGATATTTTTCATTCCTTAGTCTTTTTTAATTACTACCTGAGAAGCCCAGACGTGACGGCAAGAAGGAGAGTGTTCTCCGTCTGGCATTGTCCACCATCCACCTCTACGATCAAAAACTGAATAGCCTAATCTTAAGCTGATCGCTTCGATCTCTGCTCTTGTATAAAGTCTATCTAATTCCATAAGACGCGCACAGAATTGACGCGATGGATGCTCAGCAGAATTACGCTGACCAGAAGGAATCGAAGAACGCCACTCATAAGAATAGCGGACCATGAAGCTCCTTGTCGATGGCTTAGTATCAGTGATCTTAGATAGGGGAGAAGTCAAAATTCTTTCAACAGTTCCTCGCACGTTTGTGGACTTAATTAGTCCGCGCTCCTGCAAGCTATCCATGACCTTATTAATAATCCCTAGATCCGTCTTAATCGTTCCAGCGATAATCTCTGGAGTGATTCGCTTATCCTTTTGAATTAAGTCCAATACGTTTGCCTCTAGGCGTGTCAGTTCTTGCTCTGCGAAGTCCAAATTCATCGCCTCCTCTAAGTCATTAGGCGAAGCGGAGAACGTGTCTCTAGTGCGAAATATGGAGTAATTAGATTTGCTCTCTCCGAACTGCGCGAATATGTCAAGGACATCGTCCTCGCTGAATCGTAGATTAGTAGCAGAAGGAGCGACGCTTTCAAGCTCTCCGCCTCCTTGCTCTTGTGTCAAGCCTACTAAAGCTCTGATCTCGTTTGGAGTCATTGACTCTAGGACTTTATTTGCTACTAATGGCGATAAGCTATTGATCGCATCGATTACATCTTGAGCGTTTCCAGAAGTTTTAGGTTCTAGTTTAGGCGCTCCAAGCTTCTCACGGATTTCGTCTTTAGTTAAATTCTGCGCGATTGTAGCTTCAGAGAACTCCATGCCAATCGGCTCGACTGGAATTATTTGTAGCCCATCGACAGCACCGCGTAATTTGGCAAGTAAACTGAATACTTGTTCCTGATATATTTGCTTATCATTGACGTAAGTGTTTTTAAATATCTCATAAGAATCGCGCATTTGCTGGCGTGATCCTAATTGTCCAGGTGTAGCAATACCGAATAAATCAGGAGACGTGATCTGGTGTCCAGCGTACACATTTTTCTCGATGATTTTATCTACATTGGCAAAGTCCTCCTTCGTAATGTCAGAAGCTCCAAGGTCCTCAATGATTGGCTTTCTTGAAGCGTCATTCACGAAGGAAAGAATAAACTTCTTACCGTCGGATCCTGAGAATCGATCAGTGAACTTTCTTTCTACTTGACGCTTCTCTTCATCTTGTGGCTCACCATTTGGAAGCGTGATTAATTTAGAAGCACTGAAGCCGGTCTGTGCATTTCCTAGGACGTGCTTAGAGACTTCGATGTCTGACTCAATATAATTCAAGGCGCCCATGTAACCAGGCAAAGAATAAGCCGATAGGTTAGGACGGTATTCTTTTAAGTAAAGAATCTGAGTGCCCACTGGAAGCTTATCATTAAACGCGTTATAAATATCTCGCTTGTATTTATTGTCGCTCCAGTTTTCAGAATACCAAAACTGTGTATTATCGTCGTTTGTGCGGACCTTAGTATAGTCTAAGTGATAGATTTCTGAAATCTGACCAGCTACCTGGCTCCAAATAACTTGAAGATAAGCGCCTCCAAATAATTCGACGTCTGTTGAAACCTTCTTTAGGATGTCATTAAGAGATTCAAATGGATTAGGCTTGTCAATGAACTGCTTTGCAACCTCATCGGCTTCGTCTATTGGCTTGAATCCGTTTCCAGTGATGTAATTTACCTTGCTTTTAATGATCGCATTGTGCTTCGCTGATTTAGTAAACAGATCGACCAGGTAATTAGGGTAATCATTCTTCTTTCCGAACTCAATGTATCCACCATTCTCGCCTTTTTTCTCTGTATATTCTGGCTGTCTGGCCTCCGCAAAGGTTAGAACGTTCAAGAAATTCGTTGTATTGCTCATATATCGCGCACTATAAAGGTATTATTCGTTTGGTTGTAAGTAGTGAACTCAAATTCTGTCGCATTTTTAAGCGACATTTGCCCCACTTCTAGCAGGTTTGTAGCTAAAGCAGGATTCAAATTAGAGCTTGATGTCTGCTCATAGATAGCATAAGTATATTCTCCGCTGTCATAGTTAGCGAAATAGCTATTTGTCACGATATTAAAAGCGTTGAATCTGTCTTTATAATTGGACAGATCAGCGTTGTTTAAAATGACAAATGCTTTTGTGTTATCTGTAGCCCTGGATGTAAAGTAGAATAAGTAATTAGGCGCTGAAAGAGTTTGCTTCTCCTTAAGCGTCACCACTACCTTAGTCGTTTGTCCTTTAATAAAGTGAATCATCTTTAATAAATAGCAAAGCAAAGTTATTTTATAAAACAAAAAAAAGAGGAGGCTTTCGCCCCCTCCCCGTCTAACCAAACGACTATCTTATTAGGTCAATAAACCTGCAATAATTCCGCTTGCTACTTCTGGAGCCAAAGCCTTTTCAGAAGCTGAGAAAGTCAAAGTATATCCAGAACGATCTCCGTTAGCCGTACCGGTTGCACCGTTACCGCCTGACATATTGATGCCAGAAACCTTACCAAGATACCAATACTTTCCATTGTTATCGCCTACAACAGCGACCAAAGTATTCTGTGCTAATAAAAGAATTTCGTTTCTTGTGTTAGCTTGCAATTTGTTCAGAATGATAGACAATTCTTGAGCGTAGAATACAGTCCCGTTCTGCACGTTAGCGTTTACGTTCTCAGTCAAAGAAGAAGTTCCAGGAACTAATTCATATTTTCTAAAAACTTTACCGCTTGCCTTAGTGACTGCAGTGATTACACCGCTCGCCTCAGTCGTGCTAGATACGTTACCTTTTTCGATGAAGTAAACTTCAGTTATTCCGCCTAATGAATCTCTACAATCTAGGGTATATCCCTGAGTTAAAGCACATGGCATAATTTTGAATTTTAAAAGGTTAAAATTAGGGGAGTCCAATCCAATGGAATCTCCCCGAACTTATTGGTAAGAATTAAGCTAAGATGAAATCAACCATTTCAGCAGGGAAAGCGATTTGAACGCCAGCCTTGAACTCAGCTACGAAGCGAACTTGATCAGCTTCTTTAGCGAAGAACAATTCAAAACGCTCTTGCTCATCTAATAAGTCAGTACCGAAATACATATTAGAAACGCGACCACCGTAGATCTTAGAAGTTCCATTTAAACCTTGAACCGCGATAACTTTCACAGTTGTACCTGGAAGCATCAACTCAGAATCAGCCTTGCCATCAAAGTTGTAAGCGAATAAATTCGCGTTCTTTAATGCGATTGTGTAAGTGCGGAATACATCCATTCCTACAAAGATAGAAACATCATCCTTAGCTACGATCTCAGCAGGTAATGCCTTGTAAACTGCATCGATTACGTTGATTACGTTAGATGTAGTGATACCAGCAGAAGCAGCTAATGGAGTACCGTAGAAAGTAGTTGTGTTAGCGTGGATAACTGAAGCAGAAGCAGCAGCTACTAACTTAGCGAAACCGTCAAATTTGTTTAAGTTTCCGTTTGCTGAAGCAGTATCTCCTTGCCATGCAGCGATCTCTAATTGAGAAGCGATCTTGTCAGCCTTACGTTGTGAGTACTCAGCAGCGAAGATGATAGAATCATAAGAAGAACCAGCAGGTAATGCCTTCTGTAAATATTTAGACTCTAAATCTTTCGGGCAAAGTGCCTCGTTTACTTTAATCTTTCCAACAGTTAAAGTACGCTGTGTGAAAGTTGTTGTGCCAGAAGCATTGAATCCACAAGAAGAACCATCTTGGAAGAACGCGTCTGTGTCCATGATGTTTACTGTCTCAGCTGATTTCACGCCTAACATTACGTTACCTTGATCCTTGATCAAAGAAATAGTTTTTGCTCCTAATACTGAAGATGCAACTAATTGTGTTGCGTTCTCCTCTGTATAGTTAGCCAATGAAGATACTACAAATCCCATGTTTTTTGTTTGTTAAATTGTTATTTTAAATTTTTTACTTTGTTCAAAAATCTTTCGATTTTTTCATCTCTTTTCTCTACTTGAGAGAATGAATTTTTAGGAGCCTGGATAGGATTAGCGCTAGGAGTTGAAGCCAAACCTAAAACTACGTCAGATAGATCATTGATCGCTTGAGAGAATTTACCCTCGATTGATGCGATCTTAGCTTTTAAAGCTTCGTTCTCTGACTTTAAGTTTTCGATAGTGCCATCAATTTCGTTGAACTTATCTTCCTTATCGTCTCCCATTGGAATTTCTTCCACTACGTCCTCAATCGGTTCCATTTCTGCTTGAGGTGTCTCAATGCCTTCCACTTTACCGCCTACAGTTGTCACCATAGTACCGTCTACTAGCTCATGCTCACCGTCTGGAGCAGGAGAAGCGTTTCCGCTTTCATCTACTAGCATAGCCTCAGCGCCAATCTCCAAACCACTTAAGTCAATCTTCGATCCGTCTTTAAGATAGTAGGTTTCAAAAGATAGTTGTGTGACTGGTGCAGATTCTTCGCTAGTCTCCATTTGAGGCGCTTCGTCTT